CTGTCAGGCACATATGCGATCTGGTCAAAGGGCAGCGAAGGCGTAAACAAATCGTCGCCGCCTTCGATGATCGCACCGGGCAGGAAGGTGAGCTTCCCGCCAATGACCAGCTCATTGCCTCCTTGCGCAAAATAGTTGTGGGTGTTGCGGGTAACATCCGCAACGGGTTCAGCTTGCATCATAGCTTCGTACCTCCGTTTCTTACGATGCCTTCATGGCGAGGCACTTCAGACCTTCGTTCTGCACCAGACGGCCGTCCACGCGCTGGGTCGCGCGGAAGCCGATCTGACCCGTCGCCGCGTACAGCTCGTTGAGGCGCTGGAAGGAGCGCCCCTGGCGATCCGCGATCCAATAGGACGAGAAGTCACCGAACAGCACGGGCTTCGCGCCGCTGGCCACTTCGGGCATGTAGGCCGAGGTCACCAGACGATAGCTGAACAGCTTATCCGGCTGGCCTTCCTTCAGACCGGGCTGCCAGAGATACTGACCGTTGCCGTCCTTCAGCCTGCGGAGGTTCTTGACCGTGCTGTCGTTCAGCAGGAAGACCGCCTTTTTGCGATAGCCGGACTTCACAGAATGGATCAGGTCGATGATCTCGTCCGCAGTGATTGCCGCGCCGGCCGTGGTCACGCCGGTGGCCGCACCGCTGACGCTGTGCAGAAGGCCCGTGGGCTTCGCCGTACCGTTGCCGTTGATGAACGCGTCTTCCTCGGCCGCGCCGATGCGGCGTGCAAACTCGGAAGCGATGTAGCTCTCCACGTCGAATACGGAGTCCTGAAGCAGTTCGTCGGACACCTTGATCATGGTCGCCACCTTGTGCGCGCCGATGGAGATCTGACCGAAAGCGTCGTCGGATTCAGGAATCTGACCTTCTTCCTCCACCCAGCTGGCGGTGCCATGGCTGGCGACGATGGGAATCTTGCGGTCGCCGGATTCCGTGCGGATGATGGTGCACAGACTGCGCAGCTGATTTTCCTCGGTCAGCGCCTGCACCAGCGTATGCTCGTACTCATCCGGGCAAAGAAAACCGCCCTCCGAATCGGTTCCGATCTGAAGGGCGTTGCGCACCTGGAAATGCTCGCCGCGGTTGCGGATCATGTTCCAGAAGGCCAGCTTGTATTCGTCCGACGCGCGGCCGGTTCGACCGCCGGGATTCTTTTCAGGGCGGGATGCCAGCGGCTGACGAACGGGTTCGTTCATCTCGCGCTCCATCTGCTCCGCGCGCTCCATGCGGTCGATGGTGTGACCGAGGTCGACTACCTCCTGCTCCATGCGCTCGTACTGCTGGGAATCCTCGGCGCTCATCACGCCGTTTTCATTGGTGTGCTCATCCAGAAAAGCCCTGGCCTTGTCCCAGACCTCGGCGCGCTTCTGACGCATTTCAAGAATCTTGCTCATGTTGTACCTCCAAATTTATCGGTCGTTGGGTTTGATCAGATCCAGCCGCCTGCGCAGCTGATCTGCGGGAATGCCGGGGTTTTCGTGTGTCTGAACCTTCTGGGATGTCTGTTTCTGATAATCAGCAACGGACAATTTCGAGACATTCTTGTCTTCCGCAGCAGACTTTTGTGCTGCATCGCCTTGTTTGAGCGGGTTATGCCGCTCCAGCCAGAGCCGCACCTTTGCTTCCGCATCCTTCCGATTGACGGTATGCACCGCAGTGGAGTCCGCTGGATATGTCTGCGGATCGGCCACACCGTCGATAAAACCCTGCGCCAGTGCCGCACCCGCGTCCATCCAGGTGGTGGCGGTCATCATCGCCGCCAGCGTACCGCGGTCAATGGGGCTACGCCGGGAATAGATGTTGAGGATGCTCTCCTTGCAGGCTTTCAGCAGCGCAATGGTCTCGCCAAAATCACGCTCGTTGCCCCAGGCGACGGTGGACGGATCATGGATCATGTACAGGCTGCCCGGCGTCATCTCCAGCGTGTCCGCTGCAGCGGAAAGCACTGTCGCTGCTGAAGCCGCCGTGCCCGAGATCACCAGATGCACCCTGCCCGGATAGGCACGGATGTCGTCGTGCATTCGAACGGCGGCGTTGCACGAGCCGCCGTAGCTGTTCAGAATGATGCGCACATCGTCGGAAAACTCGCTGTTCTCGCCGTAGAGCGCGTCATGCAGCATGGACGGCGTGATCTCGTCGCCGTACCAGACTTCTTCGTCGATATAGCCGTTCAAGTTAATCGTTCTCAAGTTCGTTCACCTCCGTTTCCTGTGCCCACACGATGCCTGCGAGAACAAAAAAGACGCACGGTACCGCGACGCTATTTCCGTACGCCATGAACTCTGCGGAATCCGTATGGGGATTTTGCAGCCAGCGGATGATCTGCCGGCGTGTTTTGGGTTTCGTTTTTCCGCCCATGGCCGTGCGCCATTCCTCGAAGATTGCTTCCCAGCGATCTGCTTCCTTATTGGATGGTGCGGGATTTTCGAGGTTCTCGCACCAGCCGTCCGGGTAGCCCTGCAGCCGGCAGCACTCGCCGGGCGTAAGCCTGCGCACCAGATATGCCGCGGGCGCGGCAACGGCGCCTGGCCCCTCCGCCACCAGCGTGGGCGCTTTTTCTTCGCCGACGTTCATGTTGTACTGCGCGTTCTGACCGGCAGAAAAACAGGCGCGATCCAGCGCGTAGACCGGCTCGTCCCTGCCCACCACAGGCGGATCCTTGTAGTCCCGCGCCATGAGCGGCGGGGATTTCTCCTCGTCCAGCTGGGTGAAAGAACCCGTGGTCATGGCGTATACGGCGTGGCGGTCCACCGTATCCAGCGTAAACGCTACTTCGCGATTGATGCCGTCGCCCTGAGGGCCGTTTTGTTCCTTGCGTCCGATCATGGAACCCTGAATGCAGTAGCAGGGCTTTTCTACAGGTTCTACCACCATCATGCCGCCCTGATTGCATGCCGGTGCGCCGCCGCTGCAGTCCAGCGTCCGGCTGGTATCCGCTTCGTAGATACCTGCATGCGGATTCTCCGACAGCATGGCGTGACTCTGGTCAGATGAAATGCCGAATACCAGCGGAACCTGATTCCCGCCCGTGCCCATGCGTGAACACAGCGTCTGACAGATGTCTTCTTCTTTCAGCCGAATGCGGCTGTCAGTAGGATTGAAGTCAATCGCCACACCGGGAACAACGCCCGCTCGAAGCGTGGGCGCACGCTCATCCTCATAGCCGACGCCACGGCTGTCCGCGCTGTGTTCCGTGCAGAAGCCTCCGGCGCTTACGCGTTCGCCTGCCGTTCCAGCGCTGTTTTCAGCACCTGAGGCAGTTCCTTTCCGCGCTTTTCCGCCCGGCGGAGTATACCCTGACACGCCTTCGGACTCAAAGAGAACCTTTCCGGCACATTGTCCATCAAGATCGAGGACAGCAAATATACGTTTCCGTCTTTGTGCGACGCCCCAACCCTGCGCGGCGTCGAGGATGCGCCAGGCGAGAGAATAACCGTCGCCCAGGATCTCGCCCGCGTGCAGCCAGCGTCCGCTTTCCGGCAGAGGAACATCTGCCGCGGGGTCTTTGATGCGGACGAGGCTTTCGAGGACGCAGCGGAAATCCTGCCCATGCTGAGAGGACAGGGCGCCCGGCACGTTTTCCCACACCGCCCATCTTGGATATTTTCCATTGGTATTTTCCCTCATTTCAGTGATAATGCGCACGGCTTCGAAGAAGAGACTGGAACGGCTACCGTCCAAACCGGAGCGCTTGCCAGCGATGCTGAGATCCTGGCTAACAGGGGCTACCGAACGTAATTACGTCCACAGCCCCAAGATCACCACCCTTCAGCCCGTGCACGTCTCCGTAGTGTTTCATTTCGGGCAGCCGTTTTTCTGTCACGCGGATGGGAAACGGCTCGATCTCCGAAGCCCAGACGGGGACGATTCCCGCCATTTTCCCGGCCAAGGGAAATCCGCCGATGCCATCGAAAAGGCTGCCCAGTGTCAGTTTTCTGTTCAAGTTGAATCCTCCATAGCGCCTTCCTGTACCGAATTTTCCGGCGCGGCGTTCATTGCTCTGCGTACGGAAACCATGTTCCCGTTCACCAGAAGCGCGTTTCCTCCATCTTCATCCGGTACAGGATTCATATTTTCAAGATCACGGATATCATTGGTGGACAGCCAGCCGTTCTGCCTCCCAATGGCGTAGCCCTCCATTCGGGATTTGTAATCGCCCCGCATGAGGCCGTCCATGTTGAAGCGGACATAATAAACGCCCTTCTCCTTGTCGGAAAAGAGCGCGCGGTTCATGGCCTGTTCCAGCCGAACGACCCAGGGACGGATGGTGTGCACGGCAAACGAAATGGACTGGTGCTCGATGTTCGAAAACGTCGCGTGCTCCAGATCGCCCACCATATGCGGCGGCACGCGGTAAATGCGGCAGATCTCCGATACCTGAAACTTGCGCGTCTCCAGAAACTGCGCCTCCGAATTTGGCATGGAGATGGGTGTATAGGACATGTTCTCTTCCAGCACAGCCACGCGTCCGGAATTGTTCGAGCCGCCGTAAGCGGCGTTCCAGCTGTCCCGCAGCTTCTTCGGATCCTTCACCGTATTGGGGTGCGTCAGGATGCCGCTGGGGCGCGCGCCGTTGGAGAAAAACTTGCTGCCGTACTCTTCAGCCGCCAGTCCCAGACCGATGGCGTTTTTCTCAAGAGCAATGGGACTGTAGCCCATAATCCCGTCAAAGCCCAGCCCCGGAATGTGCAGCACATCCTCTGGGCGCAGCTTCACCGTCTGTCCACCGTTTGCAGAATAGGTATAGGTCAGCGTGCCCGCGCTGTCCCGGTCTACCTCCATGCGATCCGGCAGCAGCGGATACAAACCGAGGATCTGGCTCCGGCCGCTGCGAATGATCTGGCAGTAGGCGTTGCCCCAGAGCAGCAGATGCGCCAGCATCGTTTCCCGCCACGCGAACGAGGTCATCTCGCTGTTGGGTTCGTCGTGCAGAATCGGGTAGAGCGGATGATCCTGCGCCTTGACGCTGCCTTCACCCTGATTCTGATACACATGCAGCGGCAGGCTGGCGATGGTTTCCGCAATCACCCGCACACAGGCGTAGACCGTGCTCATCTGAATGGCGGTGCTCGCCGTGACCGATTTGCCCGCCGCGCTGGAGCCAAAATAGAACGTGGGTGCTGAGCTGACCGAATCCGTCGCGCCGGGCTTGTCCCGCGCGCGGAAGAAACGGGAGAATGGATTTTTCATCAGGCAACCTCCTGTAAAACTTTGATGAAAGCGTAATGGATTTTACGTATCTTTTTCCTATGAAGAAGCGCCGCTCTGTGGTATAATAAAAGCAAGTCCTGAAAAGTGAATTTTCTGCCAGAGGAGGCGTTCCGTATGAAAAGATGGTTTTCCCTGAGCCTTGTGCTGCTCATGCTCTTCTGCTTTAGCGCGGCGTACGCGCAGTACGAACAGTTTTCGTGGCCGGAATATGACAGCATCGTCAATGAACCCGCTTCCGCCATCACGTCCATTCAGTTTTCCTTCTCCACGGAGGGCGGCGTGCAGGAAGCGACCATAACCGATGCAAAAACCATCGAGGGCGTCTGTGCGCTGATTCAGGTGCTTTCCATCACTGGAGAAAGCGATATGGGCGTTCTGGATGACGGTCTGACCGTCGCGGTCAACACCGCGGACGGGACGCAGACGCTGAATTTCGAGGGCAGCATTGCGGTTCTGTCGGATGGAACGCGGTACGAGGTGGAAAACCTGAACCTGCTGAAGAGCTATCTTCAGACGCTCATGGAGAAGCAGGGGGGAACGGCGCTAACGGCGTCCGCTTCGGAGAGCGCTTCGACCGTTGAATATGACACCTATGAGCAGCCGGACGGCTATTTCACCATGCAGATTCCCAAGGGCTGGGCGGTTCAGACCGGCGGCGATTTCATCAGCTACATCATCGACGTGTACGACCCGGCGCAGCCGCAGCGGGAAATCTACATCCAGCTTTGCGGAACGGGCTTTCAATCCGCCGAAGGCGCCGCGCTGGCGCAGAATTACAATGCCAGCGGCGAAACGCTTTTTGTGATGCCCGAGGCGACCACGCTGAGCTACTTCGAGGGCTGGTATCAGGGACTCGGCGGTTCGTTCCAGCTTCTTGAGACGCTCGGCGGGGAGGCAGACAACGCGCTTCTCTATGGCAAAGCGACGCTGCCGAACGGAACGCAGACAGAGGGCGTATACTCCGCCGTCGTTTCCTCGCTGGAATATAACTACGGTATCAATCTGTCCATGACGATGGGACAGAACGTCCGCGTGCTCACTTCCGCGCCGGGAGAGCTGGACGCATGGCTGCCCACATTGAGCGCCTGCGCCGATTCCATTCAGTTTTCGGAGCTGTTCCAGAACAAACGCGCGGAAAACTGGAGCCAGGTGCTCGGCACGAGCGCATCGCTTTCCGCCTCGTGGAACGCCATGACGGATCAGATGATGGCGCTGTGGGAAGCGCGCATCCGCCAATGACGGCGATTACATTCCTTGACCTGTTTTTCGATCATGGCAGTCCTTACAAAGGGGCTGCCAGTTTTGTTCATCCCAGAAAAGCACATGATCGCCGCGATGGGGAACGATATGGTCGACCACGGTTGCGGGCGTCAGTGCGCCGTTTTTCAGACATTCGGCGCACAGTGGACGCCGGGACAGAAACGCCTTCCGCGCTTTTCGCCAGTGTGCGTCATAACCACGGGCAGCCGCTCCGCCGCGCAGACGATCTGAGGAATAATCAGAATGTTTCTCGCAGTAAATCCCCTTCTCGCAGAGATTGGGACAGCCTGGATAACGGCAGGGACGCTTGGGTGTTTTGGGCATTTATAATCTCCCTGTCCTGGTCACAGCAGCAATAAGCCGCGGTCGTCGTATACGGAATCGCTGCCGTTCTGGTTTTTCATTGCCCGATCCAGCGCCATGACCAGCGCTACCGCGCCGTCGATCTTCTCCGTGGACTTCTCCTTATCCAGCTTCAGATTGCCGGCAGGATCGGTGCGCACATAGGCGTTATCGAAATTCCAGCGCAGTACGGGGTGCCCGCCGTGATTGAGCCGGTGTTCCAGCACGATGCGCATCAGTTCCTTCGTCGGGGGCGACATGTCCCGGAAGCCCTGTCCGAAGGGAATCATGGTAAAGCCGTCGTCCTCCAGAGCCTGAACCATCATCGTGGCGTTCCAGCGGTCATAGGCGATTTCCCGGATGTTATAGCGCTCGCCCAGCTCACAGATGAATTTCTCAATGAAACCATAGTGAACGACATTACCCTCGGTCGTCTGAATAAATCCCTGCCGTTCCCACTGATCGTACATCACATGATCCCGCCGGACGCGCAAAGCAAGCGTATCTTCGGGCAGCCAGAAAAAGGGCAGCACCATGTAGGACTCGTTTTCATCCCGCGGCGGGAAAACCAGTACCAGCGTCGTCAGGTCGGAGGTGGAAGACAGATCCAGCCCGGCATAGCAGGCGCGTCCTTCCAGCTCATACGGGTCAATGTTCCCGCCGCACTCATCCCATTTGTCCATAGGCATCCAGCGAATGCTCTGCTTGACCCACTGGTTCAGTCTCAACTGACGGAACATATTCTCATCCGCAGGCGTTTCCAGCGCTTTATGATAGGCGTCCCTTACTTTATCGATGGTGATCGTATAGCCCAGCGATGGATTGCACTTGTACCAGTTCTGTTCGTCCTGCCAGTCCGCGTCGTCGGGAAGCCCGTAGACTACG